ATCTTTAATCAACTGTTCAAACTTTGACTTCTCAGCACAAGGCGTTCTCAATCCGTTGTTTATGTTAGTGTAGTTGACTAATAATAGTTCTAGTGTTTTTCTATTCATATTAATTTTGGGTTACTGTTGCCGAACAACTAGTTTGTGTACAGTTTTGTGATAATGAATAATTTTGATTTGTGCCACTATCTTGTGTCAAGTTCAATGTAGAAGGATTACCACTTAAATTTATAGAAGCGTTATGACTGCCTGAGCCGTCTTGAGTTATATCGAGGGTATGACTATCTGTCAATGCAATTTCTAAAAAGTGTGCCCCTGTTCCTTTTTGGTCTACAGTAACATTATTACTACCATCAACATCTAAAAATAATATCTTATTTCCTGATTCTGTCTGGTCAATATCCATGACATTACTATTGCCAACAATTGCAATTGATGAGTGATTATCTCCACCAGACTGATTCAGATTTACAGTATTTGAAGCACCTGCAATACTGACTAACGCCCTCTGGTCTGTGTTTTGTGTAATATCAACATCATTTGAATTACCATTAATATCGATACCTAAAATATTATTATCATTTGTTTGTGTTACAGTCAAGTCATTATAATCTCCTACTATCGAGGCGGCTGATGATAGGTCTGTGCCTATCACTAAATTATCTTCGCCGTCTTGTGTTATTGCTAAATCAACACCGACACCACTTTGAGTTATATAAATTCTGTTGTTAGATTGAGTTGCATTTCGTGTAGTTGTAACTGTCGATTGTTGACTGGTTGAAATGCCCGACACATTGGCTACTGTAACAACGGTGCTTGTAGTTACATCACTAATAAGTGAAGTTAGAAATTCTTGGTTATCAGATGTATAATAACTAGAATGAGAGGCATAGTTTATATCTGTAATGACAACAATTTTACCATTCGTATATGATGAACTCAATGCATCTCCGTCAAACAATGCAACAGCACAATTGCCCGAACCATTCGCTGCTATACATTTACCATTATCTCCCAAATCACTAACAATACCTGCAGCCACAGTATTAAAATGTGACCAATCACTAGGCAATGTGCTTAAAACTGTAGTCGTTGCCATTGAACCAGAGGTACTAGAAGTTGTTGAATATGTAATTGTACTATCGCCTGTTACTTCTCTCACAAATGCTTGAATGTCATTATTTCTTGGATTGGCAAAACCACTATGTTCACCATTTAAAACGATTGTACCGCCTGCTGCTAAGATTGTCTTGTATGCCTGATTAGTTGCATCACTAGAAGTGTCAAGATTAGCATCTGTTGAGTATCTTAAATCTATCACTTGTTCATAACCAGAAAAACTACTTGGTTCAGAAGTTTGACTAGTAACTGTATGACCTGCATCTTCTAATCTATTCTTCCACTTGTTGTGTGTATTACCATAACTTTGATGTAGTATTAAAACATCTTCAGCGAACACAGACCCAGCCATAAAAAATATTGGAATGTATATTAGTAACACTAATAATGTACTACTGACTTTGAATAATAGTGATTTCACTTTCTATGCCCCCTAGTTCAAAATCTATCAGTTCAAAATCGCCCATTTGTATATTCATTATGTAACTGTTTTCTTGTTCAAGTAATAATTCAACAACACTACCACTTGCAGCTTCTCTATGCCAGTACCATTGTGGTTCTTGGTCTAGTATTGTGATACCTGTGTCTTTATCTTTACCCAATGTAAAATCATATGTGCCTTTCTTCTTGTCAAATTCAGAACGCATCTGTAACGCCAACTGACGATTTAGTTGTTCAAGAATGTCAGCCAAAAAGTTCTGGTCTAAGAAATCTGTATCAAGCATAGACACATATTCATCTTCTTCTATTTCTAAGTAGTCTACTTCTAATTCTTCAAACTTTAGAAAGTCAATATCAAGTGCAGTTGCAACCTTGTTTAGTTCTTGGGTTGCTATTGCTTCTTTAATCTCTCTAGGTTTAGATATGATGAGTAGGTTGTTGATTAACGATTCTTCTAGGTCTACAATGACTGGTTTTAGTGGTCTGCTTGAAATAGTGTCTACAACCGTCGCCTGAAACGCCTGATTCATTATTACCATGCCTGCATCAGACTCAACTGATATTTCGCCTACGAAACAGTTGCCATTTGTATCACATGATGGCAATAGAATGATAGTAGAACTACCCACTTCGTCTATCGTCATTGAGAAATCTGTACCACGAACACCAATCGTTGCAGTCGGTGTTTTTATCTGTACATTTGTTGGGCTTGTTTTTGCGATTTGACCAGAAGCATATCGTACTGTGCCGAGAGCGGCTTTGAGTGATAGAGAACCTGTCTTTGTATTTGGGTCGTAGACAAACTCGTCAATGATAAGTTTAGAATGTTGAGTAACATCTACTCGTGTGTCGTCAATAAAACCAATTGCAACTTTACCTTTACCTGTCTTAACAGTATCATACTGAAATATATCTAAATCTTTTTCGGCATCAACATCTTCACCATCCGTTCTTTCGATATTGGCATTACCTTCATGTAAGATAACATCGCCAATGATACTAGCGAATGATGAAAATGTTAAACACCATAATATAATAAAAAGTCGCACATTAATCTCGTTGAATAATATCTACATTTGCCGAAGCACCATTTACTGTTAGTGTTAGTATATCACCACTACCACCAGTCTGTAAGATAACATAGTCTGCACTTGCACCATCATGGTGTAAGTTAATCGTACTTGCATTGTCTTGGTCGATATCAGCCGTGAAACTTGCACCATTTACATCCATGTTGACTGTACCTGAACTTGTTTGTTCAATACTGACATTCGCACTTGCACCATCTTGGTCTAAGTTAATAGTACCTGTTGATGTTTGGTCTATGTCAAAAGAACCACCAGCACCATTTAAACCATTTGAAGTTTGCCCCATGATAGTTCCGTCTGTGTTGAATACTGCATGACCTGTCTGATTAATATTAACTGTCTTAACAGCAGACGCTGTACTTCCAGTAGTCGTTAATGTTATTGTGCCACCAGCAGTTTGATTAATGTCAATGTTTTGTGAATCACCTGTTGTATCTACTGTCGCCGAGTTATCATAAGAACCTGATTGTACAACATCAACATCTGCCGTGATACCAGTTTGGTCCATAATTAAAGTATGACCTGCAACATCACCATTGTCATCAATATTGATTAGATAGTTATTTGAATCGCCAGCAATGTCTAATCTTAATATTGCACTTGTGCCATCAATAGAAGCATTAACAACAGTACTATCCGTGCCTGAAGCACCAGTAATATCAATATCAGCATTATCGCCAGACTTTGAACTAGCAAGACCGACATCTATATCAATGTCTTGTGAGTTACCAGATGTAAAACTAATTACAGCATTCACATCATCACAACCTGAAGTAGCGCCAGCACTATCACAGTTGAAATCTATGTTGTTACTATTACCCGTTGTATAAAACACACCCGTAAAGTTATCGCCTTCGATATCAAAGGTGATTATATTACTATTACCGACTTGGTCTATATTAAAATTTGTTGCACTGCCAGAGGCTGTAGAAGCTGTAGTCGAATTACCTATCATATTTCCATCGCCGTCTTGTAATACATCAAATACTAAAGAAGCACCTGCTTGTGTTACATATATTTTATTTGTTGCCATCGCTGACAAACTCATCAGAAACATAATAAAGAAAGTTAATAATCTCAAAATTACTCTCCTTGTTTCTCCGAAATTGGATGTGGTTCATTGGGCCACCAAGATTCTGATTTAATGGTGTCATTACCCTGAGCTATATTTATATCTTTATCTTTTGCTATTACGGGTTCTGCCCATTCCCAAAGACCTATCTCTTTGCCTTCATATAACATTTGCAAGACTGCATATTCAATTGCAGTACGAATGGCATAGTTCACCGGTTCGTTAGCTGCATTACCAGATTCAATCTCTAATGCTCGTGTTCCTAAATCTAAAAATCTAAACACATCTGCACCGTTACTGGTACTTGCAATTGTTTTCGTTGATGATACAGTCAGCAAAATCTCGCCTGTCTGTACTGCAACGAGTCTGAGTGAAACGGTTACTTGGTCTGTTCTATATTGGTCGTTTGCACCTAAACCAAGAAATCTCGCACCTGCCCCACCAGATGTTGTATTCGTATCATAACCAACAATACCGCCCTCTAATATTAGACCGGCAAACAACATAGGTGATAAACTGTCTGTTGCTACTGAACCATCATATAGTTCTCTTGTACTTCTAATCAACTGTCGTTCTTTGACTAAGTTATCTAAACTTGCCCTTTCAACAACTGAAAACCAATCGCCATTGCCAACTGCCATGAGTGATTGTATTACCCAAACATCAGCGCCTTGTGATACTGCTGTTGATAGTCCGACTTGTTTTCTTTGTCCTGTTTCATCAGGGAAAGCGTAGACCGCCACCGTAATCTTTACTGGATTGCCCGAACCATCTGTTGGTTGATTTATTAATGAAGGCATCTCATGTAACAATTCTTTTGTTGGTGTGCCTTGAACGAAAGGCATTTCTCCTTCTATCGCCTTCGTGTTCTGCACCGAGCAACTGCCCACCAAACAAGATAATACTGCTATCGCCAAATATTCCATATTCATAATCCTAAAATTTAAAGTCACCAACTGGCACAACCAGTTGTGTTATAGTACCACTTGCATCAGTAACAGTTAGTGTGATTGTTTCTGCTGTTTCATCTTTTGCCCAATAGACTGTTGAACCATCAGGTAAAGTTGCAGTACCGCTCAATGGGCACTCTACTGCGGTTGTGTCTGTATCTTCAGTACAATTCGTACCAAACATATTATCAACCATTTGTTTAGATAAGTTTGCGAATATACGACTTTCAACATTCGTTACAAACTTAGCGAGTGTTGTGTTCTTTGCATCTCTAGCCTCTTTAGCAGCGGCTGAAGTGATGTCGTCTTTTACTGATTCCCTTCTGTTGTATTGAAGTTGTTCTATTGATAGCACATGACTAGAATATCCTTCGCCACTAAAGGCAGGGTTACTAAAATCAAAGGTTAAACTACTTGATATAACCTGAGTACTATAAACAATCAATACACATAAAATTGTTTTGATTAGTGTTTTCATACTACTATTTATAAGGATTTAGACCATAAAAAAGGGGACCGAAGCCCCCTTTCAATGTTACTGTTTAACTTAGTCCTTCTTCCAAAGTGACCATAAGATTGCGATTGTAACTAATCCTACTAAACCTTCGTTACCTAGGCTTGCTACTATGCTAGAGATGTTATCGATAACACCTAAAGATAAGAATGGTACATTTGCACCAAATACTACTTCAAGTGCTACTGATAAACCAATTAGTTGTACAGCGACCGTAGTAATATTACCTATCGTATCCGTTATATTTTTCCACATAAATTTTCTCCTTTTATGTTGTTGTTGTTTTGATATCTCAAACTTCATTCATAATCAGTAGTAATATTTAGACAAAAATGGGGTTAGAAAACAACTTTCTAACCCCAAAGTAGTGAAAACAGATGGAGAGATTACTCGTCCTCTTCCGCTAACTTACTGAAATAACTCAAAGTTTCGTCTGAATCATCATCAGCAGTAGTAACTGGACTAGGTGTCGGGGAACTTACTGTTTCTGCTACAACTGGTGCTACATTCGGTGTTACAGGTGGGATGGCAACATCCTCAGCAGTGCCAGTATTTCTAACGCCAGATAGAACTTTGTCAAGTTTTGCTTTAAGCTCATCATATGATTTAAAGTTTTCGTCTGCTAGAAATGGTTTTAATGGATATTGTCTATTCCATATTTCTTCAATGGCCTCGTCATTAGGCGCAATAGCAGTTTTACTATCGAACTCTGACTTGTCATAATTCCAATAGCCGTCAACCTTTCTGATTTTTAGTTTAAAGTTTGCACCTTCCCAAAAGTCAAATGGATTGATTGGCGTTTCATCTTCAAATTCAGGTTTCATCGCCTCAGTAATCTTATCAAAGATTTTCTTACCGAATTTATATAGTTTAACCTGACCCTCATTCTCAGGATGTTTAGGGTCACTCACAATCAGAATATTTGCATAGTAAGATAACTTGCGTTTTCTCTTACGAGCAATTTCTTTGTCTGCCTCAACACCAGAATTCCATAGTAAACTGTTAGATTCACTAATCGGACATTTCTTATTGATTGTAGTCAAACTGTTTTCAATTAACCAACCGCCTGGTCCTTGAAATGCATGTGACCATAATCTGGCCCATGGCAAATCTTCGTCTTGTACTGCCGGTAAGAAACGAAAAACAGCATAACCGTTACCTGATTTGTCTAGTTCTGGCTTCCAGAATCTATCATCTTGGTATGAGTTTGATTGTTTTTGTGGTTCTGCAACCTTTGATAGTTCACCCATTAGGGTGTCTAAGTTGTTTGAGCGTTTTAACGCTGATAGACTTGATGTCATATTTTTTCTCCGTATGATTGTATTTGTATTATTATTGTATCGTTCTGTGCTGTATATATCGCACCTTTATATTTATAACAAAAGTATATCTCAATTTGGAGCGGAAGAGAGGGTTCGCACCTCTGACTACAGATTGGAAACCTGTCGTGTTACTTTTACACTACTTCCGCATGTTTTTTGATATATGTGTATATTATACACTAAGTTTTTTCCTTTGTCAAGCGTTTTTCCATATTTATTTAGTATACACACATGCCGAATATTACAGGCATCATACTAATTATGAAATAAACTACAACAAAAATCCCTATAAACTCAAAGACTTTCATTCTAACTCCTTCACTTTTTTTCTCAATGTTATCTTAAATCTTGGTGTATCATATTTTAAAAATGGTTTGTATCTTGCCATTCTATCGTGCATCTTAGGCCACAATACTGTTTCTAAAATGTCTTTATCTAATCTATTTGCAAATGAAAGTATATCTTCTAGTATTACAAATGTTTCAACACATATCTTCTTAGAGAGAACCATCTTCAATATAGGCGGATGTTGCCCGTCATGTGATGTGAATATATCGTCAAACTCTATTTCGTTTGCAGTCATTCTTTCTAAGATGTAGTCTATATCTTGTTCATAATAATAATGTAATGATTCTATTCTCTTAGACCACTCTTTATAACTTTCGTCACCAGTTGAGCCAATAATATCGCCAACCCATAGATTAGTATTATTGACAAAGTTACTAACAAAGTAATCGACCACAGTAGTGCTGTTATAAGTGCGACTAAGTTTGTGAAAAAAATATCTGTCCCTTCTTTTAGTGAAGGTTTCAAGCTTTGCAGTTGTTCGTCCGCCGTGTCTATGAAAGTCGTAACTTCTGTTTTTGCTTGTGAAATGTAATTTGATT